AATCTACAAACAACAATAGAGTATCAATTCACTTTGGTAGTGAAATAACTGAGGTGATGGATGATGTACGTCCTGCCAATTATGCTGAAGACTTAGCACAAGCAGAAAAGCTTATTGAAAGTGACGAACTTCTAAAAGAGTGGCGAAAAGAAAACGGTGGTAAAGGTCAACGTTTTGAAAATCCTGCTAAACAAGATGCTGAAGATTTTTATCAAGGTGATATAACCAGGAAAGAATTACAAACTCTTATTAATTCTAAACTTGGCGATCCTACACTTTTTACACTAGATAATTTTCCAGATATGCCAACTATTACTGATACAGTAGGTGGTATGGGAACAAAAGCTAGGAAGTACGGTATTCTTGGTGTAAAAGGTTTTGATTTAAAAGAAGGGCAACGTGTAGGCTCAAGGCTAGATATTCCTGCCTATAATGAATACGACAAATGGATTGTTTCAATACATGACGGAAACGTTGATAAAGGCGGTGTCATTGGGTACGGACAAGCTATACGTTTAAAGAATATTGAATTTAAATCTGATCCTAAAATGGCTTTAGATATTGCCAGAAAGAAAGAATTAAAAGCAGCAGACCCAGAGAAAGGGACACCTGCTAAATATCAGACTAAAGCAACTATTGCACGTATTCATGGTGACTACATAAAAGAAGACCCATATGAGTTATATGAACAAGCAAAGCTTCTATTAGATGACCCAGAGTGGACACAGGTAGGCATGAACCCATATAGAGGTAGCTTCTTTTATGATAAAAAGACAGGTATGCCTGTTCTAAATGCTGAAGAAGTAATTCAAGTTGGCCCTCTTGTTTTAGCTAAAAAAGTTCAAACACCAAAGTTGTCAGAGTTAAAGAAATACTTTGGCGGTGAATTTAAAGACGGTAAATACAAGTCTGCTGCTAGAACAAAAGATGGTAAAGTAAAAGTTTTTAATCAAGGTGGTCCAGTTATGCAAGAACAAATGGAAATGGCTTTCATGCAAGAAGGTGGTATCAAAGACGATGGTATGAAGAGAGACCCAGTGTCAGGTAATGAAATCCCTCCTGGCTCTATGGCTTCAGAGGTCAGAGATGATATTCCTGCTATGTTGTCTGAAGGTGAATACGTTGTTCCTGCTGACGTTCTAAGGTTCTACGGAGTAAACTTCTTTGAGAATCTACGTAATAAAGCAAAGTCTGGCTTGCAGAACATGGAGAATAATGGTAGAATTGGTGGTGAACCTCTTTCCCCTAATCAAGTACAACAGAATATGAGTGGTAAACCACAAGCTGGTGCTCCTGCTCGTATGCCAGTTGCTGCTAATACTGGCCCTTATATGGCTGGGCAAACACAAGGTTTACAGCAATCACAAGGGATGTCACAAAACTTTAATCCTATGAATTATAGTGTTGTTGGTTCAAGTACTTTGGCTGGTGGTCAAATGTATCAACCTACTCAAGGGAGTACAAATCAAAGAACTTTTGTTCATTCTGAAACTGGTGAGACTAGAGTAGTTTCTTTTAATGATACTGGTGGAACTATTCCTCCTAGTGACATTCAATATACTAGACCACCTTGGTATGCTTTTGGGTCAGCAGCGTTAAAGAAAGCACAAGAAGCATTTAAAAACCCTGCTCCTACAAATGATGATAGGGGAGATCCACCCACTCCCCCAGAGCCTAAAGATCCTAACGAGTGGGCAAAAGATATTACTGACCCTATGACATGGGCAAATGAAAATCTGCAAGGTAAAGCCACTGGTATTCTTAGCACAATTCAACTTGGCACAAGTGTAGCTAGAGTAAATGCTATGGCTATCGTAGCAGAAGCAAAAGGTAATACAGAGCTTGCAGATAACCTAAGAGACAAAGCTAGAGAGTTTGTAGCAGCAAACCCAGTTCTTAACTCTCTCCCTAATGCTTGGATTGACGGTGACAGAATTGCTGCTGATCTTCAAGAAGATGAAAATTTAAAGGATACTTTAAATAATATTTTTGGAATGAAAACAGAAGAACAGAAAAAATTTGGAATTAGGCAAGAGCAAAGAAAAGCTGAACAAAGAGCTAAAGCTGCAGCACAAGCAAAAGCTGATAAAGAAGCAGCAGCAAAAGCTTTGGAATCAGCACAAAAATCAGGGGATGATGATGATCCATTCTTTGTTTCTAATGTAAGTATTGACAGAGATCCTATGGGACAGGCAACAATGTCTACAACGTATGGGTCTGGTTCTAATGCAGTAACAGCTAGTGCTACTGCTGATGAAATAGATCCAAATGATCCATTAGGGTATACTGCCGATGTAAACAAAGGTGGTCTAATGACCAAAAAAAGGGCTAAGAAGAAATAAAGATAAGGCTACCCAGTAATAATGCTGGCCCCAACATAAAAGGAAAATGATATGCCTGAAATGATAACAATGGAAACCCCTAAGACAGCAGGTTTTGTTCAACGTGGTTCTAACTATGCACGTAAACAAAAACGTATGGAAGAGGAAGAAGCAGAAATTGCAAAACTAGAGGCAGAAGCTCGTGGTGAAGAAATTGTTGAAAGTGAACCCAGTGGCAAGGATACTGAGGACACCAAGGTACAAGCCACAAGTGATACCCAACAAGAAGAACAAGAACCCCAGAAAGGGGAAACACAAGAAGACGATACAGCAGGATTAAGTGCTGAGGAAAAGTCTTTTAAGAAACGTTACGGTGATCTACGTAGACACATGCAAGAGAAAGAAAAGGAATGGAATGAACGCCTTGAAGCTCTTGAAAAACGTAAAGCTACGGATACTATTGTTCCCCCTAAATCTGATGAAGATATTGAAGAATGGACAAAACAGTATCCAGACGTAGCAGGTATTGTTGAAAAGATTGCTTCTAAAAAAGCAAAAGAGATGTTCAGTAAAGCTGAGTCACGTCTAAAAGAGTTAGATGAAGCTCATAACGAAGCTCTACGAATGAAAGCAGAAAATGTTATTCGTAAAGCTCATGATGACTTCGATGAATTAAGACAATCAGATGAGTTCCATGACTGGGCAGATGAGCAACCTAAATGGGTTAAGGATGCACTCTATGAAAATATGGATGATCCTGCTTCTGTTATTCGTGTGATTGATCTTTTTAAAGTTGATAACGGTATGACACCTGCAGCTAAAAGAGATAGTAGAAAAGCTGCAGCTTCATCTGTTACAAGAGGGTCTCGTGCTTCTATTGATGCTAAAGGTATATCAGGTCAAATTAAAGAGTCTGATGTAGCTAAGATGTCAGACAAGGAGTTTGAGAAACGTCAAGACGAAATCCAAGAAGCTATGTCTTCTGGTAAATTCGTTTATGATGTATCTGGCGGTGCCAGATAAAAGGTTGACACTTTCAAAGTGTTACATATAACTACGTGTATCTATAAGTAGAGCCTCCTTTTGGACTACCTCTACAAGATACTTTTTCATAAAAGTCTAAACTATAAAAGAACTACCTGTTCAAGTATAGGCCCAGTAAACACTTGGTAGGCCAACTAAGTGTTATCTGCACCCTAGAAAACGTACAGCCTCTTTAAAGGTGTTTAGCTTTCTTCATAAGCCAAATATCATGGAGGATTTCAAAATGGCTTTTACTTCAGCGAGTGGCTATGGGAACTTGCCAAACGGCAACTTTTCCAGCGTCATCTATTCCAAAAAGGTACAGCTTGCCTTTAGGAAAAAAACAGTAGTTGGTGATATTACTAACTCTGATTATTTTGGGGAGATCAGTGCCCAAGGTGATACGGTCAGAATTATTAAGGAGCCTGAGATTTCGGTGTCGTCCTATGCGAGAGGCACACAGATCACAGCACAAGATCTTGATGATGAAGACTTTTCTCTAGTTGTAGACAAGAGCAACTACTTCGCCTTCAAAGTCGATGATATCGAAGAGGCTCACAGCCACGTCAATTTTATGCAATTGGCTACTGACCGTGCAGCTTATCGTCTAGCTGATCAGCATGACCAAGAAGTTCTTGGTTACCTATCAGGTTATACACAGTCTGCACTACATTCAGCAGCAGACACTGTTAACACAACTGTTAATGGTACTAAAGCTGTTTCAACTGCAGGTTCTGACGAATTGCTTTCTTCAATGAAACTATCTCGTCCTAACTTCGGTAACTTGACAACAGCAGGTTCAACAGGAGACTCTATCCCTGTTGCTGCACGTCTACCAGGTGCTACCGCACTACCAACAGGTTACGTATCACCTAACATGATCGTAGCTCGTATGGCTCGTTTGCTTGATCAACAACAAGTTGATAAAGATGGTAGATGGCTCGTTGTTGACCCTGTATTTATGGAGATTCTTCGTGACGAAGATTCACGCCTCCTAAATTCTGATTACGGTGAATCAGGTGGTCTACGCAACGGTCTAGTCATCAACAACTTGCATGGCTTCAGAATCTATCAGTCTTCAAACCTACCATCAGTTGGTACAGGTTCTGACACTGTAGACAATTCTGACCAAGCAGATAACTTCGGTGTTATCGTTGGTGGTCATGATTCAGCAGTTGCTACTGCAGAGCAGATCAACAAGACTGAAACATATCGTGATCCTGACAGCTTTGCTGACATCGTTCGTGGTATGCACCTATACGGCAGAAAAATTCTAAGGCCAGAAGCCTTGGTAACTGCTAAGTATAACTTGGCGTAAGGGAGGATTAGTTAATGGCTACTCTATCACAATCTGTTGCTAAACTTCCTCGTATTTATGAGGCAGAGGTAACTCTTCCAACAGCCAGTGGCACAGTAACTGCAGTTAGCTTACCTGCTAACTCTCTAGTTCTTGCTGCAGGTGTAGTTGTTACTGAAGCATGTGCAGGTTCTACTGCTCATGTAGCAGACTTGTCCATTGGATCATCTGATGTTTTGACTGCTATTAACCTACAGACTGGTACAGTAGGATCTATCATTACAGAGGCTGCAGTACCACAAGGTACAACAACAGCAGATACTCTTGATGTTGTTTCAACTGTAACAGGTACAGGTACAGCAGGTAAAGTTCGTGTGTATGCTGTTGTTGTCGATATGACAGCACCAATTACTGCAGACGAAGTTGATCGTGACTTGCTTGCATAACTGACTTAACTTTAGGGGCTGGGAAACTGGCCCCTTTAGGCTATCTGAAGGATTTTTGTAATGGCTAACTACGTTACACTGGTTAATGAATTACTTACTAGACTGAACGAGGTTACACTTGCTACAACTGGCAGTGGCTTTGATGATGTACGTAACGTACAAGCACTAGCTAAACAAGCAGTGAATAACTCCATTAGAAATATCTTACAGACAGGCCAGGAGTGGCCTTTCTTAAAAACTACTTATACTCAAACACTAACTGCAGGGACAAGACAGTACGACTTTCCTTCAGATTATTCTAGAGCAGACTGGCAAACTTTTTATCTTAGGAAGTTGACATCTGTTGATAACACACCTATGTCTTTACCTGCTATCACATATGATGAATACATTCAAAGGTATAGACACTTTGATGACACAGGTGAGCAAACAGGTATTTCAGCCCCTACTCTTGTTTATCAAACAAACGAAGAGAAGTTTGGTGTAACACCTATTCCAGATGAAGCATACGAAATTGAGTACGTCTACTGGTCTTTCCCATCTGACCTTACATCATACGATGATACAACAGCAATACCTGACAGGTTCAAACACGTAATCATTGATGGTGCTATGATGTACATGATGAGATTCAGATCTAATGAGCAGAGTGCTGCAGTACACCAAGGTGTGTTTCAAGAGGGTATCAAGTCTATGAGAAGAATACTTGTTGATGAACCCTTACGTATTAGATCAACTGTAGTAGAAAGAATTAACTCTTCTAACCAAGTACTGGGTAGAGTTCTCTAATGGCAGACAATCTAGGCTCCTTTAAAGTATTTGCTCAGGGTGGACTAAACCTGAACAGGGATGTGTTATCACAAGGTGAAATACAGCCTGGTTCTGCTATTTCCTTACTTAATTACGAACCTGCTATAACTGGTGGATACAGGCGT